GTTTGGGAGGAGTTTCGTATATCTAACAAACTAACTGATGACCAATTAAATGAACTTTGTTGGGCAAATAAGTCAGGTACATTGTTAGCAATCGAAACAGAAACTAACAAACGATTCGAGGAAATGTCTCAATGAAAGTATTAACAACAGGCAGGATTATCGGTTCATTCTTGATAGTTACTGCCTATTTTATTGTTTTACATGTATCCGCAACATTAGGGGCATTTATGCACTTAATTGCTAACGTAATTAGTCTACCATTCTTTATAAGAACTAAGGCACATGATGTGGTCATAATGTTATCATTCTTAATTATTATTTCACTCACTAAATTATCATCAGGAGGACTAATCTAATGTTTACATTAACAGAATTCGCTGATTATGTGTGGGAATTCTATTCACCTAACAGCGATCTTTATCCTATTAAAAGTTTAACAATCGAAGACGTATTTCATGCTATTGATATATACTTTTCAAGAATAAAGGAAGCAGAAAGTAATAACGGATTATGGTTCAATGTAACATATAGTTGGGGAGAAGGTGATAGTTTAGATAGAGAAAGAGTAAGAGATATTATACTTGAGCAACCACAATTCACATTTGGAGGTTAAACAAATGTCCCTACAATCAGACTATGAATTTGAGAACAATCACCGAAAGATTGATATCTATGAGTATCTAACTGCTGATGAATTGGAGTCAGTTACTAACATTTTTCTTGAAGCACTTGCACGAGAAGAAGGTATAACTCCAGACGTATTTGAGTTAGAAACTAACATTTTAGTTGAACCAGTTTACTTTAATAATTAAGTCTAACTGTCTCGTCTAAAGTGTCCCTATAGTGTAAGACACAAAAAGCATTTATGAGAAAAATCGAACAGCAAATGAATTCAGCACTTCTAAGAAAGGCAAACTGGGCAGGTAGCAACACCACAGTTCAGTATAATGAGTTTACAAATTGCTCTTCTATTTTACTACATGGTCATCAAATTGCAACCCTAGATCATCACTCAAATGCGTTGAAATTGTCCTCTTGTGGTTATCAAACAAGAACCACAAAATCAAGACTAAATGCATTACTTAGTGAGTTCAAATATGGTTGCTATGTATTCCAAAAGCAATTTGATTGGTATCTAAAAAGTGTTAATCAAACAGTTGATTTTTGGGATGGTATGATACTATGTCAAGGAGAAATCCTTTGAGTTAGTTAACACCTAACTCTTTTTATTGTCTACACAAACTATTACTTAAGGAGGTTATTATGAAAGTGATTCTATTAATTATCATTGGAGTTTTACTCTTTCAGTCTGAAGATTCACGCTTTTTTATTAGTGACCAACTACAAAATGCAAGTGAGTTTGTAAGACCAGATGCAAAATTTATGAACATTCGTTATTAATTAGGAGGTATTAATTATGTTAATGAGTTTACACTTTGGTCGTCATTTTTGGTTAGATGATGATAACAATATGATGAGTTGCCCGACATTTGTTGATGGTCAACCAGACATATTAAACGAGGATTATGTTAGTGAGTGGGATGATATTAGCACCACTGATTTAGACAAATTATTTTATATTCACCGTTCATTAGTATTAGATAGTATCAACACTGAGGTTTATTCAAAATGATAGATTTTCTTTCCGAAGTATTACAAGACTATTGTAATTTACATGACTTAGAACATATTAGTGCAGATGAATTGCTCTATGAAAGTGATAACAATTCAGAGATGGATTGCTATACTAAGTTAACATTAGAGCAACAAGATTGGTTATCAAGTTATATTAAAGTATGGGATGTAGTTGTTAATAACTCACCGTAATTAAAATGTTAATTGTATCTCTAAATCTCTGAATTACTCACAGACGAGATGCGAAAGCGATTTTTTTCCACCCCTTTATTATAACAATTCCAATGAATTCTGAAGCACAAACTATCAACAAACCGTCACAAGTTTACAAGAAAAGTAATAATGAAGTGATGCAATCGTACCCCACACATTATTACAAAGAGATCGTGAAATTTCTGAGTGATACTAACAATTGGTATCAGTAAGTTTCACCCCAATATTACACAAACTACCCCAGTATTCCAATGACTAATCAACAACATCAACTCGAAAGTGAAGCAATGGAAGTATTAGAAATGATGGAAGATATGGTAGAATATGTATGTAAAGAACACACAATTAGCGGTGAGAAAGTATATTTTATGATACACGAATTATCCCGTATAAAGTTAAATGAATTCCCCCAAGATCCTGAGATTGATTAATTATGAACAAAGCACAATTACCCCCAAAACTTAATACAAACATTCCCAAATCGTTAGTGCAAAAGTATAACGAACAAGAACAAAAAGAAGGACAATATTGTTATAAACCTTACCGTAATCTTCGTAATTATTTACAATGAAACAAACTAATCTACCCCCAGATAACTTATCATTTAGTGCGTATGATTTAGAAAATATAGTATATGCATTAGATGCGTATATTACAGAAAATGATGATAAAATAGCAAATGAATTAAAGGACATTTGTTATAAGATAGAATGCGTATTAGATGAGGTAAACTAACAATGAAAGGAAACAAATTAACACCCCCAGAAGCACAACAATTAACGGATGATTTAGTTGAATTTGTATCATCCAGACCAGAAGAATTAGAGTGGTTATGTGATGGTTACATATACACACTAAGTGATAAAGAAGTAGGAGAATTGCGTGAGTATATTGATAGTAAAGAGAAGGTAAATTGCATGGAAGAGTTTATTC